ATGTAATAACATCTGCAATTGTTCCTGTTGCGATAGTTTTAACGACCGCAGAGGCCTCAAAACCTCCTCCTCCAGAAAATTCGACTGAATCTCCTACTTTATATCCCTTACCTGGATTTTCTACTTTAATCGAAGTTATAACTCCTTGAACTTTTCCTGTTCCAAAAGACCCATTCAATAATGTACTATCTACATCTTCACCTATGACAAAAGTTCCTATAACATTTTTTAAAAATAATTCAGTAACGGACAAAGAACCAGAATTAAACTTTAATACTCTATCAACTTCTCCTGTCGCAAAACTTTTTCTTCCTGTTACAACTCTTCCTTCAAATTCAGATTCATCATCAAAACTTAGTAATCTTAAAGTCTTATCGGCTACCCATTGACCATCTGATGCTTTCCATAAATCATCTTTGGGCGCATAGTATTCTAAATCTTGTATATCGTATAATGTTTTAAAAAGAAAATCGTAAGAGGCCTTTGAACCTTTCGCTCTATAAACATCTACAATATGCTTCATTATTAAAGGTTTTGAGCCTGATAAAGTATCAGGTAATTCAGACAAAAATTCTTTTTCAAACTGTTTTATATAAAAAGTTGTCGCCGTATCAATATCACGATTTTTTATTAATGTTCTGGAAGCAAATAATGGATTTTTATAATAATTATGAACGGTCGCTGAAACTCTTGAAGTCGCACCAGTAATAGTTTCGCCTGGTTCAAAATCTATACCAGTAACATTTGATGGAAACAAAATATTATCAGACAATAAACTATTTCTATCAGAAAAACCTGTTGCTCCAGAGCTCTGTCCCGTTATTTTTTCACCTTTGATAAACCCGCTATTAGGTCCTCTAGTGCTTTCTAAATTTAGATAATTATCATCTTCTAGTTTTATAAGGCCTGGACTTCTTTCATCATGAAGTTGGAGCTTGAATTCATTTTGAACGGCATCTTCAATTATTAATTCATGACTTTCCATCCATTCATAATATTTTTTTAAAAATTCAGCAAAATCCTCTCCTTCTTCCGTCATGAAAGAAGGTAATTGTTGAATTATTAAATCTGATATCTGATTTACTGGTATTGTATTTTCCGTATCTGAATAGAATGACATCTTACACTTCTGAAGTTTCTACAGTTGTTGATAAATCAAATAAACTCAAATTAATATCCCTCTCATTAATTAAAATTATTTGATTATTTTTTGCTTGAAGGTCACTGTTTAACGGTATGACTTTAATATCCAAAGAATTTCCTACAAATGCTTCAGGCTTAAAATTATTAAGTTGTATTCTTCCAGAATCATAATCTATTGTACCTGCTATAGCATTGACGATAACTTTTTGCCCATCTTGCATTCTGAAAATTCTAACGTTTCCCTTATCATCATCAAATTTGCAATTTGGTCTTACAACATCAAAATCATCTATAAAAGTAAATTCAGTAGAAGTTAAAGTACCTTCGAAATTTGTATATGGATGATATAACTCATTACTGAAATTTATAACATAATCTAATGCGACAGTTAAATTAGGAGTAAGTTCTTTTTTTAAACTAATCGAACTATCATTTCCTAATATTGATGCATCCGTATCATCAATCGCTCGAGATAATTGTGAAATTCTGAAAGTTTCAGTAAATTCATTTAATGAAGTCTGTTGATATTTTTTAATCGTATCTAAAACATTTCTCTTCAAAATTTGAGGAGTTTTTTGAGTTAATCTGGTATCGATTTTTACTTGTGAAACTAAATTTACATTTAAAAAATCAACATCAACAAATTCAGGAGTTATTGATGCGACATTGTATTTTCTTATGATATTATTTTTAATACCTTCTTTTATAGAAGAAGAAATAAAGAGACCGTCTCTAGGTTTTATGCCTACATAGACAGTTCCAAATTTTGGAGGGTCCGCATCTTCTCCACCATATACAATGACAGATTCCGCTAAAGGATATTCTCGTAATATTAATCTTCTATAATCTTCTTTAGTGACTGCCCTATTTTGTGCAGAAAAATGTTTTGGAGCATTGAATCTAATCGAATTCAATGTTTCTTCATCCGCACCACCGTTTGATGGTGAATTTGTAGTTATCGTCACAGAAGGATATCCGCCTGCGGTAGTCGCAATGCTAAACACATTAGCACCATTGCCAAGAATACCTGAGGTTAAATTATAATCTACTAATACTATATTACCATTTTTTAAATCGTTTCCTAATATACCATCTCCAAATTTAATTTCAGTAAAAAAATCAGTACCCTCTTCTATAAAGAATATATTAGAAGAACTATTCGATTCGAGTAAATCGGTTGCTTTCTCATAAACAGATTTTCTAGTATCCGATTCCGATTCTTGCAAAGTTATTTTTATACTCTGATGGTCAACACCTCGATTTGGAATTACAAATCTCTGATTCTCAATACTCGTATCAACCGTATGTGTAAACCGTAATGGTTCACCTTCCAATAAAGTTACATTAGGAATAGTGACTGCAATATTTTGATTATTGGCAAAACCCGAATATGCTTTATCAGTAATAAAGGTATAATTAATACCATCAATATCGGCATTGAATTTTGTATTTTTAGAAACTATAATATTTGTAGGAGCATCGGTTGGTGTAATTGTTAAATTAACATTTGCAGTAGCGCCCACTCTCGACCTAGGTGTATAACCTAATAATTTTGATAATGAAACCAATCCTGAACGTGTGACCGCAGAATCTAAAAACATTTCATTTGCTATCATATTTAAATAAAAAGAATTGTAATGCGTATTATATGCAAAAACATCTAGTAATGAAGATATTACCGAACCTTCAAAATTATAATCCTTAAACTTATCTTGTGATTTCAAAAAAGATTTTAAATTATTTCTTATTTCATTAAAATCTAATTCTGATACTCTTAATTTACTAGGTTCTGCCATTATTAACCTCTAGTTGACGATAAAAAAGTTGAAATCGTTTCTCTTTCATTACTATTAACTATTCCAAAAACTATTGTTATATCATATCCATAATTTTCCGAATCTGCTTTAACTTTTACCGATAAAAAATCCACTCTTGGTTCATAATTTTCTATTACGGCTCTTATCGTATCTGTTATTCTCTGTTCCGTAATAACATCCATTGGTTCAAAAAGAAGAGATTTCACGGCACATCCTACTTCTGGTTTAAAAGGAATTTCATAAAAATCAGTTAAAACTAAATTTCTAATAGATTGCTTTACACTACTGCTTCCTCTTCTCGCAGAAATATCTCCAGTATTAGGATTTTTTGTAAATTTTAAATCCAAATCATAAAAATCATTTTTGGAAAGTTTTTGTTTTACTAATTGTCTAGCTACATCATCAGATGCATATACATTATCTGTTGAAACGCTTGGTGATTTATTTGCTGAATAAGACATATTATTATTTATGTTAAAAAGCCAGTTCCGCTCCCAGTAACAACGGCAGGAACCGTAATAGGACCAGGAGTAGGTACTGCCACGACAATTGCACTCGCATTAACACCTCCTACAGCCGTTCCTGTATCAGTTGTTGTAACTTGTGCTTGAATTAAATATGTGTGTATTGCGGTTGCTAACGAATTTGCTAAAGTTGTAGTTGCCGTTGGAGTAGTATCTGCTTGAGCCGCCAAAAATGCAGTTTCTAATTGCGTGGCCAATGTTGATGATATTAAAGCCATTATGATAATCCTACCCCAGGTGCACCCGTTCCCGTTCCTGTTACAACGGCACCTACTACAGGACCTAATGGTGTACATACACCACCTACCGCAGTTCCTGTCACGACCGTAGTGACCATTGCACTTTTAACATATAAATCTATTGCCTGTGCCATTTGTTGTGCTAATTGAGTTTGTGCGGTCGGTGATGTACTTGCCTTTGCTTGAAGTAAGGCAGTTTCTAATTGTGCCGCCAATGTAGAAGGTACTAATGCCATTTATTCTCCTAATTTGTTTGAAAATGATAAACAAGTGAAGTTGATTGTAATGATACTCCTTTTTCATTTTCTATGCTTGTGTTAATTCTCATATAATAAGTTGTTCCTGTAGATACTAATGAGTCTGAATTATCTCCAATCGAAATCAATAATTCATTATTATATAATCCCGATACAAAAAAACTTGTTGTGCCTGTATAATGACCACCTGAAAAATCAGATTGTGTAGAAAGTTCTATGTCTTGTCCGCTTCCTATAGTATAAGTATGAGAAGTTTCTGACTTCAATGCCTCATTAAATACTACAGATATTATTGGTTTGATATTTACACCCAAAAGTTTATCACCACTCACATCTAATAATTCTCTTCTAGAAGGTGATAATACGAAAACTCTTTTTACATTAAAATCTGCCGTGGCGGCAATAGTTGCAGTATTCGCAAAACTAAGAAAATTCCCACTTATTCCTAAATTTTGTAATACTCCGCCTCCTTTATTTTTTAACGTATTCTTTAAGCGACAATTTATAACACCTGTTTGCGTTAATTGTAATTGAGGGTTTGTTTGAGTTAATAATTTAGGTCTAAACTCAAAATATGTATCATTATTACTTGCTTTAAAATCAGAATCAAATGTTATAGAATTTTGATAATTGCTATCATATGAAATAGTTATACTATCATTCAATGAAACATCTTCTGGAGCTGAAGTATTAATTGATATAGAATCAGTATTAATTGTTTGATTAAATTCAACTATAAGATTGCTGGTAGGATTTACACCAGTTTGTGGTCCATCACTCAATGAAACTATAGTATCATCTGTTTTCCTAAAATACACATTTGCTATTAAATCAACCGATTCTGTTTTAAACCCTGGTCCAATAGATTCTATTGGGTCATATGTATTTGCCTTTCCTTCATTGATTTTGCCAATCAATCTATCAGCGTTTCCAAAAGTATATAACAAATTTTCTTGTCGATAAATATATTTTCGTGTTGAATCATCATATCTAATTGTTGTGGCAATAGGAGCAGGTAAAATTGTCGTAGAGCCAATAGAAAATCTTTTATTTGTGTCAATAGTTCCATCTACATTTAAAAAATCGCAAACCTCTCCATTTATAAAACTTCTATAATTTCCATCAACCCCAGGCAATTCATTAAATCTTATACTTTTTATATTATCAGAATCTTGCAAAATTAAAAAATAATCCTGTACCGTATCAGGCTCCAATTTAAAATCAGAACCTGTTTCTAATTTTAATTGTCCTCCTGATTCATAATCTAAAATTTGTCCCAATGCACCTGATGTTCTACCTTTAAATTTTGCACCATTATCATATCCAATTGTAGGTGTTCCTACACTGCTTTTTACAGTTAAAGTTCTTAATCCTCTGACAATTTCCTTTTCAATATATTGCTTCGTTGAATTTGAAGGCACATCATTTAATGTAACCTCAAAAATAGAACTAACATTATCCTTCAACATCTTATTTTCTTCTGGAGAATCGTCAGAAACAAAATTGGAAACTTTTAAACTGTAGACAACATTACTTGATAAATTTGCCTTCGGAACTAAATTTATTGTATCATTTTCTTCAAGTCTATCAGTAAAAACTGGCTCATCAAATTCAACGACCGTATTGAAATTATCACAAGATAATTGTATTGTACCTATAGGTAGAGTATTTTGAGAATTAACCGATATTGATTCAGTTTTCATGCCTTCATTAAAATTTATAACTATTGTTTCACCTGACATGTCAATAGGAACATTTAATAAATCTGACGGACTGGTTATTTCACTAAAGATTTGACTTTCTAAAACTTTTCCAGAAACATTTGCATGTACGACTGTATTCGAAAAACTTATTTTTGATATAGAAGGAGGGTCTTCATCTTTAGTAAAGATAGTTTGCACTCCGGTAAGTTCATCAACAATAACTATTCCTGTTGTAAATCCATCTGATGAAAGATAATCATATGTTTGTGGAGTTGAACCTAAATCTTTAACTATGCCACTAACATTAACCTTAAATCTTTTTCCTTTCGGCACTGTATCAGTTTGTATCGTAAAAAAAGAATTGCCTGTTTCTGATTTAATACTTTCACAATCTAAAACAGTATCAAAATCATCTGTTGATATTTGAACAGTAGCATCTAATTTACTTTGTCCGGAAGTAATTTCAGTCGTGAGTCCATTAGCATACAAAAAATGAGTAGTGTTTGCTACACTAATAGTTGAGGTATTCATTGACTGACTAAATTCAACTTGAATACAATTTAATTTTTCTACAAAATTTCCTTCAGAAGTTTTTTTATATTTTAATTTAACAGGTCCCGTTGATTCTAATGAATCCAAATTAGGAATAGTGTCCAAAAGATATATAAATTGAGTACTCGATAATATTTGATTGATTTTAAATGACCCATTATAAGGTCGTTGGTCTGAATCTGATATTTCAATTTCATCATTTATACTTAAATTATGAGGATGATTTGTCTCTACTCGCATTACCGTGTCATTACTTCTTGTTAAAGTCAAAATCTGTAATTTAGATGTAAAAGAACCTAATTCAGGAGGAAAAGTTGAAAGTACAAATGGTGCAGATGTATTAAATGGATTTGTATTATGTGTAGGCGATGAGTTTGATATGCAATGAAATCTAATAACCGTATTTGCATATATATGTTCGTCATTGACTATTTCACTCAACACTGTAGTAACGTCAATTATATCGCCATTAGAAAAATAGTCTGTATCTGAAATTTTTATTTTTCCATTATCACTATCCGAGTCATCAACTGAAATGAAAGAAATAATATTATCATCAATTTTTCTAATAAATCTTCCACCTGTCCCATTTAAACGATTTCCAGGCACACTTCCATCACTTTTTTTAGTTGCCAGCATTTTTGCATTTTTATTCGTGTAATCCAATTCAGAAATATTTTTTATTGGAGAAGATACGATTTTAAAATTGACTATTTCTTGTTTACTAGTATTCACACTTTTAAAAACATCATCTATCTGAAAATTTGTATAATAATTTAATCTGCCATTAGTTCCTGATGATGTATCAACATTGTCTAATGAAAAACTGTTATCGCTAATTTTTGTAATTTTACAATTTCTCAAATTCATACCGTCACCAGAAACAATATCATAAATTTCAACCTGGTCTCCTGTCGTTAAACCGTGATTTGTGCTGGAAACAATAGTGGTCAATCCAGCCGTATATGCGACATTAATTTTATAATAAGGTAATTCTATTTGATAATCATATGAATTTTCTCTCACGTTAGTAATCTTGCCTTGAATTCTTGAAGATGCTGAAAATATATCTCCTACAGATAATGATACTTTTTTAAATCCGTTTTCAGTTTCGCTATCAGTCAATTCAATCTCTTCTATTGATATTCTAAAACCAGTATAATAATCCGATGTTGTTACAATACTCTTTGAATTATCAGTAGTAAAACCATTTCCTTTGTCAAAAGTTACTGTAACATTATCACCATCTTTCAAATCCTCTTCTGAAGCATTTAGAAAATATGTGGTATTGGATGATAGAGAGGTAATGGGCTGAAATGTAAAAGTGGAATTAGAATTTGTCACAGATGGTAAATTTTCCATTTCAACAACTTCATCACTAAAATCGCCTGTTATAGACTGAGAAGATAATTTGTCAGGAGTTGAAGATAAGTTAAATCCTTTTAAATTATTTGAATCCTCTGAACTTCCTAACTGTTTATTCACAATATGTGTTATGGCTACAGAACCTTTTTTATTCCTAAATTCTTCTCTCACATCATCATTATTTGTCTGGACAATCACCGTATTGGTTGTCATAGCCCTAGAAAACGATAAATCAAAATCAGTTGTTATAGGCACAAAAATAACATTTGATTTAATATCAACATCGGAATAAAAGGATGTGTTCGAATATACCATCGTTGAAATTGCATTTTCAAAACCATTACTGGTTGATAATACGATATTTGATGTATAGGTTTCGGTTCGATTAAATGGCATTGTTCAATTCCAAAGATAAAAGTGAAGTTTTTTCAATTTTAAAACCAATGGCAGAATTAAACGCTAAATCATCTCGTCCGGGTTGCCCTTTTCTTTCTTTTCGACCTGTTAATTTTAATCTTTCACTTGTCATTGGACTTTCTGTTACGTGTAATTTATATGTTGGGTCATTATCGTTGGAAGCAGGTAAAGATTGACTCTTGGTGACTAAATCAATAGTAAACTCATGAACAGGATTTCCATTATGAGTTCCTATCTCATTCAAAGATGTTTTAAAAGCATTTTGTAATTGAATGCAATTTGTTGGTGATGGGGATTCGCCCTTATATAAACAAAAAACATCTGATGAGGTGTTAATGGCCGTATCACTATTTGATACATTTAAAGTTGATGTTATAACAGTAGGACTATAATCTATCTGTCTTCCCTGGACCTCTTCAAAAGTTGAACGTTCTTCTTGTGTTAATGTGTGTGCTTCATTTTTCAATACAACTCTAATTATTGTATCAAATTTTGCCTTTTTAGTATTATCATCCGAATTAAAGAAATCACCATTTCTATCTTGCACAAGAACTCTATCGACTTTTGGTCTTAATTTTTCAGCAAACGTATCTCCAGTACCTAGAAGATTTCCAATAAAACTCAATCCTAGAGAACGGGTAGCTTCTAATTGTCTCATCCAAGCTGAAAATCCTGCACTATCGTTTGCCTGTCCATAAAAAACGACTGCACCTGAATATTTCAAATTACTAAGTTCGGAAGGTTCTACTATTCTGGGCCCTTTTGGTCCATCTTCCAATGTTTTTAGGACAGGTTTCATGCCTGTTATAAATTTTTCTTCTTCCAATCCGGTAAAAGGATTTGTTTCAATAATTGACTTCTTAGTTGTTTCTAAAGATAATTCAGGAAAAACATTTGGTCCTTTTTTTAAAAATTTAGCCCTACCTAATTTTCTTTTGAAATCATTAACACCTCCTGAACCACTAACGTTCAATGTGTAAAATCCTGCTCCATTAAATCCTGCCGATAACAACTGAATTAATTGTTGTATAGTTTTATTAAATTCTTTAATAGCATCTATTTCATCCTGTAATCTTTCTATAATATTATCTAAAAATTTTAATCCAGATTGAACATATCCTTTACCCCTTTCGATTAATGAAATTGCCTCATCAATAAATGTGCCATATGCAGGTAAAAAATCTTGAATTCTTATAAATTTCCAATTTGGCGGTCTGCCTCCTGAAAACCTGAATGTTTCAAAAGGCATCACAATTTGTCCATCACTATCTTTTTGATTAAATTCAAAATACTTTTTCTTATCTCCAGGCACATTAATAAATGGAGCCATTGCAGTACCTTGAGTTTCATAACTACCATCACCGGTCAAACGACCCAATTTTATTTGAATGATATTCATCCTAACAATTTCTTTAGTTTCAGTATTTCTAGAAAAAAGCATCTCTTTTGCTCTTCCTGGTATGAATGTCTTTATAGTACCTGTTTCAGAATCTTTTATAAAAATTTCTCCAACATGGTAATTTATTCCAAACCCAGGCAAAGCGCTTGCTAATTTTTTTAAATTTACCGAGACATCAGAAGTAGCTTCAGATATTTCTTCGGGTAATTTCCATTCACCCGTATTTAAATAAGTATGTCTAACAACTAATCCAACAGAAAGATTCTCTAAGAAACTAATCATTTCAGTTTCAAGTTTTTTCAGCCTACCTCTTGGTTTTGCAAATTGACCTCCTGGACCAGCATTCTCATATGATGCTATAATAAAATCTTCACTGTCATTTGATTCTCGTGATTCTCTTAATAGTTCAGCCAAAGCTTCATTTGCACCTGCAGTTCCTAGGGTTACTGGTAAAATATGGTCGATTAAATTTTCTCCCTCTTTTATCGTTCCTATAAATTTTATATCAGCAGGGACTGGTTCAGAAATGATAGCATCAGCAGGTTGATATAAAGGAATTTTTCTTAAAACTGCTTCGGCACCAGGACCACCAGTAACCAAAACTTGTTTAGTTTGCTCATCCTTTAATACGTCCATTCTCCTAATAACACCGGCAGAACCAACACCCCTGGTTGACCTGTTTTGTTGAATTCTTCCTCTGACGCCTTGAACAGTCAATGTGTTTCTAATAACTTTACCATTCGAAATTTGAATAGGACCATGATTTATAACTTTAGCCATGAAACTGGGACCAAATGTCGTGCTTCTACCTTGAACTATATTATCTCCTTTTTTAAACGTAGGAAACCAATCTGGAGCAGGATTATTAGCATCTATCAATAAATTTAAAGGTGTTCCGTCAGCATTTAATAATATATTTTTGTTTATCTTTACATTGTTCATAAAGAAAATTGAGTTTTTAGATTCTTTACTTCCATTTTTTCTTATAAGTTCCAATTCTTCACCCAAATCTGCAATCTCTTCAACTAGTTCTTGTTTTTCTTCTCTAAGGTCAAACTCATCTTCTAATGGTAAAAAACCTGAATCTATTTCAGACGTTATTTGAGATATACTTAATTGTTTTTTTCTTATTTTTTGTTCTATATCATACGATGTTTCAACATCAAAAATCAAAGGAGGTCCTAATTCTATTGATACTCTTTTTCCATCACTATCCGAACTTTTATCTGCACCTTCTTTAAAATTTCTTGATAAAACTCCACCAAAATAATCAGAAAATGTGGTAACCAATTGATTCAAATCACTCATCGATGGCAAAGTAAACATCAAAACCATTGCTTGATAATCACCTTTTCCAGTCGGTCTCAATTGGTCATTTGAATCGTTAAAAGAATTTATTATTATATTAATAACTTCCTCAGGATTTAATTGTCTTTTATTTAAACCAGTTTTCAATCCTTCTAAGAATGTCGCTACACCTTGGTCAAACGGCCCTTCCCATGTTGATGGGTCTAAAAATTCACGAATACCTCTGGTCATATCCAATAAAAAATGTTTTGATTCTCCTAATTCACTTAAATCTTTTACATTTGTTGATTGAGGATTTGCAACTAAATCATCAACTCTTGATAATTTACTTTTACTATTATTTTTCTTATCAACCAATCCGTATCCAGAAGTAGGATTCCAAACAAGTTGTTTATTTTTCTTTTCGGAATCAGGTAAGAGATAAAATGCAAGGGCATCTAATCCTTCCTCAAGTTTACTAGTATCGACTGGAGGAGCAAGAGTTCCGCATTCCCACGGCCAAACTGTTAAAGAACCTATACCAATATTTTTTAAATCTTCTAATTCAGCAATTAAAGCATCTAATAAAGGAATTAATACCAATGCCAATGGGTCTCTTAAAGTTTTTAATATAAATTTAGCATACTCTAGAAAACTGATTAAATTTTCCGCAACAACATTAACATTATTACCAAAATTTTGTAATCCGCCAATAAATTGATTTATTACAGAATCTTCACCTGAACCGAAAAGTTCAGCCGCACTAGTTTTTTGCTCAAATAAAACTGGTTGTTGTTCAGCCATTATTGCTTTCTTGTTGCTTTTTTATAATCTCTATTCTTTTTTCAATATCTATTTTTTTATTTTCTAATGTTTCTAAAAATTTCTCATTGAATGCTAGAGTTTTTTTCAAAATATTAATCATTTTATCATTTCGATAAGGTTCATTTTTAAATAATATTTCATCTTTTTTCATATCATGCCGTCAAAAATGTTGATAAATCTGCTTGTATTTTACTAAACTGACCCACATTCAATGGTGGTGTGCTTGGTCCAGTTCCTGTTCCTACGCTTAGGGAAGTTATTGCAGTTAATAATTCATTTAATATAGAAAATAATGAGGTTGTTTGATTTTTAATTGATACCAGACCTGCTTCATTAATTGATATCTCAGTTGCTATTCCTGGAATACTTTCTTTTTTAATCGATATAGATTTTTTATCTTTAACCTCAAATCCAAATATCGAATCAGAAACAACTTTACCCAAACTTTCTAATTTTATTTCACCTATTGTAGGAGCATTACTTTGTAATGTTATTCCTCCTGGTGCCACTTCTAATTGGGTTAACTTTAGAGGAGGACCAAAAGCTCCTAAATCCGCACCTATTGAAAAATCAAATCCTCCAGTAGCAATATCAAAACATTTAAATTCCATACTACCTAATGCGGCGGTCGATGACCTAGAAACGAAACCAGGTTTTCCTAAAACACTTTCTTGTAAAGTGTTTAGTGCATTTATATTAACATTACCACCAGTAGATGCCAAACTCAAATCTCCTTCAGAAGAAGCAGTTAATGCGGAACTTTTAAATTTAATATCTGATTTTGTTTTGAGTTCAACTCTATCAGACTCTACTCTAAATGTAGGTACCTTACTAAAAACTATATTTCTTTCTGATATTGCGTAATCAGAAGCATTTGAAGAATCTAATGGTATTTTTGCAGTATTAATTTCGGCGGCTTCTATGTTTAATGCTCCTCTTGCACGTAACCAAATATCTCCGCCTTCTGTTTCAATAAAAAATGAACCTTTTTCGCCTACTCGTATTCCGCTTTTTGATGGTGACTTTCTATCATTAATTATTAGGGATAAACCGCCTCCTATTGTTTTAAATTCATTACCAATAATGTGAGAAAATTTATCTCCATCATTAAATAAAAAAGAACTCCCTACAACATTTTCTATTTTGTCGCCTTGTCTATCTATTTCATAAAAAGTCAAACTTCTATGTAGAAGTCTTATTCTTTCCGCTCCTGGAGAATCGTCTAATTCAAATAGATGTCCGCTCTCTGTCGATTGTACATGATTAAATGGATATTCTGGTTTTCGATAATTTCTGGGCTGTTCAAACGTTTTACCTTGAATATTATCTACTGGAAAAACTGTAGGTATATCGGTATGAAGTGATTGAGCAGATTCATTAATCTCACGATTAATTCTACCGACCATTGATAGGATATCCGCCACAGGATTTAAAGTTTTTTCATTACTTCTATTAAATCTTAAACTTGTACCTGCATTCAAATTTGTCGAAGGAACACTATAAATCAAACCTCCATTCGGGTCAAATCTCATCAGGTTTTCATTAGGAAAAGGCGAATAAGATTGCTGAGAATATAATAAATTACCCTCAGAATCATGCACATTTGCCATTACTTTATCATTTCTTTTCACATATGTTAATACACCTCCTTTTTCCGCAAAACTATTATTTCCATTAAAAACATATGGTTCGCCATCAGGACCTTCCTCATCAAAGTCAACTATTGTCGCACCTTTTCCTTCATCATTTCTATCCGTAAATAATGGAGGATATGGATACTTTTTTCGTTGTTTATATTTTCTAGGGTCAAAAAATCCACGTCTTTTATTTGCAATACTACTTGGTATGCCTACACATGCGCCCAATACAACCGGTTCTTGTGACTCATGGGCATCTCTGAAAAATCCAAATACATGACTGCCCTCAACTAATCCAGTAGGACTCACACCAATACCAGACATAGAAGCAGAAGTTATTGGTAATATAACCTGTGCCCACGGTAAATCTTCTGTAGGAATTAAAGATTTATCATCAGTATGAAATCCCATACATCTAACTTTTACACGACCTAGATATAATGGGTCTTTTCTATCCTCAACAACACCATACCACCAAACAAAACCTTCTTTACCCATGAAATCAACATGGTCGGATATTTGTAATGAATCTTGCAATCTCTCCATTACAAGCCTCCAATTATTCTTTGCTTGCCGCCTTTAGTGGTCGCAATTCTAGACCCTGATTTTCCTATATTCAATTCTGGCCCTATTTCTGTAATTTTATCTGCCTCTTGTTGTTCTAAAATTTCCGAGTCTTCACTACTAAATCTATTTCCAGAAGAATCTAACTCTGGGTCGTTTTCTAATGGATTAAATAATGAATCTTTTATTAATTGCATCTCTGAATGATATGAACCATTGCTATTTACAATATGTCTAATCTTTGTGAGTAAATAATTTCCTCTGTAATAGGTATGTCCAGGCTCATCAGGATAAACAAAAGATGGTATTTTTAGTTCTATTATTTCACCAATCATTCTATTATGGTCCCCTTGAACTCTCATTTCAATCACAATATTTTTCATCATTCTGTTTTGAGCATTTCTTGTTAAAATAGTTCTTTCGACCTGATTATCAAATCTTTGAAAATTTTTATCTTCTGATACCAATTCTTTTTCCAACATGGAAATCTGTTGTTTAAATTCGTGCCTAAAATTAGTTGCTTTGTATTTAAAGCTGGCCATAGGACCACCTAAACCAACATGACGATTTGAGTTTAATGGATGTCCGCCAACAGATGTGTTTTCTGTTTCTCTTTCTCTTATATGTCTAAAATTTTCAAACTCTTCAAGATAACCGTATTCATTAAAAAATACTTTCTGACTACCAATTAATAATTTAGGTTCTCGTTTACTTACACTAACGTTTGTGCTAAAATTTAAATTATCTTCACCTACCATTTGCGTTATTGGGTCATATGTCAATAATCTGGAACCATACATTCCACCTATGATATTCGATAAAACATCAAATGCCGATAAAAACTTAAATGAACTTATTATTCTATCCGCACTATCCGGAGAATTACCAACATTATCTGAAGGAGTGAGCATATAAGATGCCATAGGAACTCTTACACTTGCACTAACTGGAGCTGCCTCAATCCTTACTTTATTTTTATTCTGTCTTGAAGCGGAATTGATTAGACCTGAATCTTGTCCTTGTTCATCTTTCACTTCCTGCTTTGATTCTTCAAACTCTGCTCCCTGTTGAGTAAATTGAGGATTTATTAAGTCGCCAATAGATTTAAACCAAAAACCCATTTGATTTTCAAAAAAAAGAAAAGAACCATAATTTGCGATAGTATTTTGTGTAGAAGATAAAGTTACCGTAGAAGCTAATGACCTTTTTGCCACTAAATTCAATGCCTGAAAAGGTCTTATATAAGGAAATATAAAATGATTCAATAAAAATGCACCATCGGAATTTCCTACTTTATCGTAGAAAAGAGGTTTTGTCTCTGTTTTCTTTTTATGGCTTACAATATAATTGTCATAAATGTCTTGAACTATTTCTTGACTAGTTTTGCCTTTATATGATTTTGAAACTTTTTGTTTTAAATTAACGATAAATTCTTCGGATATGAAAAATAATGTATATATTTGAGTCTTCTCACGTACAATTTTTTCAGACATTTTATAAATACAAAAACTATTTTTGAATTTTGTCTTAGGCATTCTAGCGTTAAAAAATTCTATATTAATCGTTTCTTCACCAATAAAAGGTATTCTTTCTTCAAAACCAGCGGAGTCAAACATAGTGATATCACCATGCATGACATTCTCATCAAACAAAGACTCGTAAATATTAAAATTTGTAAAAGCAGATTGGCTTACCTCAAATGGTTCATTTTTATAATTAAAAATTGTAATTTTATATTCTGCTTGACCGGAAAAAACCTGTTGAGATTCCTCAAGATTATCTTTTTGAATTAAGGGGTCGACCATGATTACCTAAAAATTATTCTAAATTCATCTTGTATTTGTCTTGCATATGCATTATCAACCAATATAATGTTTCTTTTTTTATCTCTTTGTATAACTTCATAATCATAACACGATATAGTTCGTTTTGTTCTTGAACTATTATTATATGCTATCTCATCAACAATAATACTTCTTTCTAATAATTTTTTATAACCATCATTTTCATCATAGATTGTAGTTTCTTCTCTTAAAATTTCCAAATAATGATGAATCTTAGATGTGGCTTCGGGAATGCTACCATATTTTTTAATTATCATATTATCGAAATTATTTCCGAACAAGGGCCAATCATAATATGGGTCTTTTATGTCATTAGCCAATAATACTAACCATGTATAGGAAGCTGAACCATAATAATCATATGCAATAGTATCAGGTCTATCTGATTCTTGAACAGCATATTCATAATAAGATGTAATATTGGCTAATATTTTATCTCTTATTACAGGACGATTCAAAATGTTAACAGCCTTTGTTGTTCTCAAAGGCTTAAATTTATCGATATTATAATCTATTTTTTTAAAATTAGTAAAATATTCTGACATCAATAACCCTCTTCTACGTGTGTTCTACTGAGTGTAAAGTTTTCTTTAAATTCTAAATTTAAATTTATTTGAGTGGGTAATCCTGTTTTTTGAAAAAACGTTTCCGCATAATCAACTTTCAAAGATGTTAAAACTGACTGACCAATTTTATATAAATGTTTATTAGACTCCAGTTCAGTTGAATTAGAGTCAAAAAAATTAATAGTATATACGTTTGGAAATTTAAACAAATTTGAGTCCATATTATTGCTTGTACGATAAGTTTTTGGTATTTGTTTTTTTACTGGTGTTATGTGTCCAAACTCTGCTTCCACTACTTCATCATATGCTGGATTATCTTCCATTACCGTAAACGAATCTACTCTGGGGTTTATTTTAGGTAAACTAGGCAACATACCATGTTTTAAATTAGCTACTATTTGTTGAACGGTTTCTGATTCTGGACTACTTTTGGGGTTGAATTGAAATTTAAAATTATGAGTTCTTTTAGTCGTGTTTCCCACAAAAACTAAAGATGTATAAGGATTTCTCTGAGCTCTCATTGATAAAGCCGCCACATCTTCACCTCTTACTTTGTCATTACCTAAAGTCGCAATACCACCAATTGCAGATGCTACATTAAACTTCATTTGGTCAATCATTCTATTACTTGTGACAAATTCCTCTACAGTTCTGGCCGCATTACTATTTGCAAAAGTTCCTATTGCTTTATCATAAAAATTAAAAGTATTTTCTAACATTCCTCCACCGGCTTGTCTATCTAGTTGATAATCATCGAAAGCCGAACCGAGTTGGTCCATCATGCCTCCTAAATTATTTTCAACTAATCTACCGAAAAAACCAACATCTACGGAATCATATTTTGCAGAATACTGAGATGTTAATCCTCCCTGAGGCAAAAATAAAATAAATGTTCTTCCTTCCTTATAAAAAGAATTATCATTTCTAGAACCAACAATTTGTTCAAATTTAGTTTGACCATTCAATGGGTCATCATTTTTTTTCTCTTCGTCATATATCATTTCTTTTATAATCATAAAATGATGAAGACCATCTTCTACACTACCTACATTTGAAGGATATCTTAGGTCTCTACCTAATTTAGTTACTCGACCGATATAGTTATTAGGATTATTGCTCACTCCTCATCTCCCATAACCGTATCTGCTTCTTCATTTACACCAAATATCAATCTAGAATAATCGTCATTACATCTTTCTCTTGTATAAATTGTTGTTTCTTTAAAAGTTAGAGTAAGATTTACTCCCATAGGGGCATTGGTATTCTTAAAAAAAGTAGGTGCTTGTGTATCTGAAGAATAGTCGGTCTTCATATCAGTTAAAACTGCATTTCTTATTTGTACTAAATCGTTTCCAGCATCACCATTTTGATAATTTCCTGTAGTTGGAAAAAATTTAATATCGAATATATCAGGTAATTTTTGAATTCCTGTTACTTGAGTATGACCTTTTTGAAAAGAAGCACTATTTTTTGAAACTAAAATATCGTCAGGCATCATTGCTTTTTTAAATATTTTTATAATTCTTGTTATGGTTTCGGATTCATTGGCAGATTTCGCTCTCAATGAATATGAAAAAGAAAATTGTCTAAATCCTGTCGATTTAAATACATTTGTCAAATAGGGATTTGCAATAGTTCTTAAACCATTTACCAATGATGCCCTCAAACCAGGAAATGCTTTTGTTGCTAAGTCCGCTCCAACTCGACCAACAGTCGTTTGATTAAAAGATGAAAGTCCTGTTTTCATAATATTCGATAATTTTTCAAAATCTCCACTAATATTTCCTCCCATAGAACCAACTGAAACTGCGCCTGCCGCCCCAAATTCAGCATCAGAATATGAAACATTAACCGCATCATTTATTTTTGGCATAGGGAGTACAACATAACCCAAGTCAGTCAATTGTTGTGAACCTCTACTTTTACCTTTTAATGTATATACTGAAAATTTTCTTGCTTCAGGACCACCATTTTCTTCGCCAATAGTTTCTGGAAATCTTTCCGTTGTTGGAAGTTCTCTTAAATTTGCTACTTTTCTTAAACTCATAAACTCCTTATATACATATTATTTAGTATGGCTTACAAAGGAAAATACAGAATTAAAAAATTAGAAAAATATAAAGGCGACCCAACCAACGTAACCTATCGTTCTTTATGGGAACGAAAATTTATGAACTATTGTGAAGAAAATCCAAATGTAATTCAATGGTCGAGTGAAGAAATTATAATACCTTATAGGTCACCGATTGATAAAAAAGTACATAGATATTATCCTGATTTTTGGATTCGAGTAAAAAATGCAAAAGGACAATTAGAAAGTATTCTAATAGAAATAAAACCTAAAAAACAAGTATTGCCTCCAAAGAAACCGAAACGAACAACCAAAAGATATATTAGTGAAGTCTATACCTATGGAGTAAATGAAGCAAAATGGAAAGCCGCCAAAGAATATTGTAAAGATAGAAAATGGAAATTTGAGATTATCACAGAAGACCATCTTTTCAACTAAATATAGAATATAGAGAGAAAAATGGCAGAACAGAGTTTTTTAGACACATTAAAAGATGCTATCAGAAAAAATGAGGGCACACCGAAAACAAGAAATGCGGCACAATGGTTTCGTAGAAAAATGGGTGCCCTGAGAGCCGAATTAAAAAATAAATTTAGTCAAGCAGATACGGCTGACGAATTTTATAATAAATCTAAAAAATCAAAACCAACTACAATCTCTCCTGGAGTCATGGCCGCATATTTCTATGACCCAAAAACAAAACAACAGATGAAATACTATGACAGATTTCCTCTTATCATGTGTGTGCAAATGTATAACAATGGTTTTTTAGGATTAAACTTTCATTATTTACCGCCTATGTTAAGAGCAAATCTTATGGACAATTTAGATAAAGCTAAATCATTAAATTGGAATGCATTAATTAAAATTAAACAAATCAAACCTACCGTAAAAAGATATTTGTGGTCACATATATCATCAAAAGTTGTATTGATTGATGACGATGAAAAAAACATAGCTTTATTTTTGCCCACCGAAAGATTTAAAAAAGAAAACAAACTTGTAGTTTGGAACGATAGCAGGAGTATGATTTAATGCCATTAAGTATTCAAAAATTCAGAGAAAATTTTCGTTTTGAACCAGCTCCAACCAATAGATTTGAGGTATATTTTGAGGGTTTAAATTCTAAAGTTGCAATTAATAATCCAGGAAACTTACAATTTAGATTAGATACTGCTGAATTACCTCCCAGGTCTTTAGCGACTGTTCAAGATAAAATATATGGACCTATAAGAAATATGCCATATACCTCAACATATGTAGATACTACAATGTCTTTTATTTGCTCTTCCGATGGCATGAAAGAGAAAAGATTTTTTGATTTGTGGCAAAATTTTATCAATGATTCAAGTTCTTTCGATATCGAATATTGGAAGACATTTACTTGTAAAATGAAACTTTTAGTTTTTAGTAATTTAAATACATTAATGTATACATGTGTATTTCATGAAGCATATCCCATGATTGTAAGTGGTATACAATTATCACAAGCAAACGATGAATTTGCAAGAGTGAATGTCACATTTTCATTTCATAAATGGAATTTAGGTGAGAATGATACAGGAAGTGTAAACTATCCACCTGAAAGTAGAAATAGTTTAGATTTTGAGGATGAAATATTTAATGCTTAGTTAATTTATAATGTATGACACAGGCGAAAGGAAATTATGGCTTTACCCACCATTGAAACGCCAATCCATGATATTTTTTTAACATCACTTGATAAAAAAATCAAGTATAGACCATTTTTAGTCAGAGAAGAAAAAATATTATTGATGGCAATTGAAAGTAATGATGAAAAAGAAATGTATGAAGCTATGAAAACAATTTTGAAAAATTGTATTCTAGAAAAAAACATTGACGTTGAATCGTTACCCATATTTGATGTGCAATTTTTATTTCTTCAACTCAGAGCAAAATCTGTAGGAGAAGTAGCAGAAGTTACACTTAAACACCCTAATGGTAAAAATAAAAACGGAGAAGAGTGTGACGGCATACAACCAATTAATATAAATCTGAATGAGGTTAAACCAATCATACCAGAAAATCATTCTAAAGTAATTAGATTGAGTGAAAAAATTGGTGTATCTATGATGTATCCCACTTTAGATTTTTTTAAAAAAATAGATGACATGCAAACTCAAGAAAAAGGTGTTGTCGAATCTCTATTCGATTCTATTGCCAATTCAATAGAATATATCTATCAGGGTGAAGAGATATTCTATGCAAATGAACATTCAAGAGAAGAATTATTAGATTTTTTAAACAGTCTTAATAATACGCAATTTGAAGAATTGCGAAATTTCTTTTCATCAATGCCATCTATTCAACATAAAGAAACATATACCTGCCCTAAATGTGGCAGTCAAGAAGAATTAACACTTAGTACGGTAGAAGATTTTTTCGCATAAGCCTGTGTCATAATACGCTTGAAAATTATTTCATTACCAACTTTAATATGATGCAACATCATAAATATTCATTGACAGAGTTGGATAATTTAATACCGTTTGAAAAAGAAATTTATGTCAATTTATTAGTGAGTCATATAAAAGAAGAAAATGAAAAAATAAGAGACCAACAAGCACATTCTAGAAGGTAAAATGGCCGAAACATTAAAAGACGTTATTGAGCAATTAAAAATACAAAACACTTCATCTAAACTTCCAGTTGTAGGTGAAGTAAGAAATTTAGGAACTCAGTTCACTAAACTGAACTTCAATCTCAAAAGATTTACAGATTCGTCAGTTCAATTAAATTCAGAAATGATAGAAAAAAATGAACTGATAAATGCCGAAAATCTCTCAAATCAAAATGATAATGCAGAGTTGTTAAATTTGCAATTAATGGATATAGGTAATGTGTTTTCTACAAAAATAGATGACTTAAAAAGTTTTCTATTGGATGGTCCTAAAGTTAGTGATGATATGTTGAATGAAATCAAAAATCAATCCAGTTACATGCAAGAAGTTGGTCGAATGCAAGGTGATTATTTTTCTGAACTCAGAGAACAACTCGCAATAAACAACGAACCTACAAGAGAAGAAGTAAAAGAAGATAATTCGGATGATAAAGTTGCCAAGGACACTCTCATTATATCTAAAGAATCAAACTCCACATTAAATCAAATGATGTCTTTTTTCATGGCAGAATCCGAAAGAGATAAATTAAGAGAGCAAGAAGAAAAAAACGAAAGAAAAAGTTCAAAACCTTTATCCGAAAAAACAGTAGACCCATCGAGATTAGTACGAGGTAATAAAGGTATATTAGGAATTCTTCAAGAATTTCTCACTACTGCATTTTTAGGGTCAAAAGGTAAGGCATTACTTAGAAGTTTAATTCCTGGAAAATTTACTATAGGAGGTTTTGGTAAGACATTAATGACAGGTATAGCAGGCGTTTTATTCGGACCAGAATTGATAAAAGTAATATCAAACGCATTTGACGGTGCCATGAAAGAAGAAGGAATCAGTAATATGGCTCTTGAAGGAGCAAAAACATTTCTAAAAGATGCTGATACATCAACTCTTGCGGCCGTTGGTGGTGTAGGAGGTCTTTTACTAGGAGGAGTGCCTGGTGCAATTACTGGTGCATTATTAGGCGTTTCCCTCAAAGCAATAGGTTCGGCACTTGGTGGTGAAAAAACCGTAATAGACCTTGCCGAAGGTGATGTAACAAAATTACAAGGTCTGTTGGGAGGAGCCGCATCTGGTGCCGGTATAGGATTTATGTTGGGAGGTCCAACCATACAAGGAAGACTCGCAGGAGCATTATTGGGCGCAGGTGTTGGAGCACTTGCCGGCTATTTAAATTCAAAAGAAGAAATGTCTCTTACAGAAGTAATTACTGGAGCTATTGGAGTTGGAGCAGGAATAAAAGCCGCCATGATGCTAGGCGCAAAAGCAGGAATGGCAGGTGGACCATTGGGAATGATAGCAGGAGCATTAATAGGAGCCGCCCTTGGATTGGCATTTGGGGCGTTAATGAAACCTCCTAAAAATGCAATAGAAAAAGAAATGGATAAAGTCACAGAGGAACTTGAAGAAGCAAAAAAGTTAAGAGAAGCGAGAACTGCAGGTAAAACACTTACATCAGACCAAGCAAAAAAAGTTAAAAATTATGAATCTGGGGATTTGCAAAAGAACTTACTTCAGCAAACCCAAGATTTAGTTTTTGAACATGAAGGCAGTTCAATGATGAGAGGGTTTGAAAGAGGCTTGGCACTAAAAAAACTTGCAGAAACTGGAGAATATACTCAAGATGAAATTTATGAAGAAAACGAAAGAATGAATAAACGGTCTGCAATAAATTCATTTAAAAAATTCAATCAAATATTCAATACAAATCATGAAACTATTATGGATTTAGTCAAAGCCTATGCAAACACGACCAGAATAAATGAAATAGAATTAAATGAAGATATGAAAATAAAATTACCAATCTCGGGTAATAGTGAGGGCGAGACTAACATGATGAGGTCTAGAATTGAAATGTTAGGAGGTGATATTAATACTGGTGTTGTCACAATAGAAAAAGGAACAGACTTAGATGAAGCGATAAAATCTGCAATTGGTTATCCTGCGGCAAGAACTTTAATTCAAGACCTCGTAACACCAGCAAAGCTTTTGATGAATAAATTAGATGACCAAGATAGTAATAATTTTAATGATGCTGGAAGATATGTAGGAAAAATGGCACAGGGTGGATTACTTACTCCTGATATGGGACCAATAACAGCCATTATAAATGAAGATGCTAGATTTTCACCTGAAGGTATTTTCAATAGACCTCAAATGCAGTACATTGCCGATTTAATCAAACCAAAACGTACTGAAATAAATTTAAAATCAGATAATAGTTTTGCGAAAAATCCTCAAATTCAAGAAAAATATTTTGCTATGAATGCTATGCAATCTGAAAATGAAGCCCGAAGAAGAGATATGGCGACACCAATTGTGATGCCACCATCTGCACCAAATATTGTAGATAACAAAAATATAACGGTGCAAGAACAATTCAATGTAACTGAGATGTTGCCTGCACCGTCTTCTCACGTATCTTTTAAAGATAATATAGTATATTAATTCTCTTCTGCCAATTTAGCAAAATAAGACATATCCTCATCATCTTCATCAGATGTGGCCTTTACCGCAAAATCATCTTCCGCAGTAGTTACTTTAGGTGTTGATTGAACAACAGGTTCTTCAACAGGAGTTGTTTTTGGTGTGGGAAAACTAGGTCCTCCAAGAGCAAGAACCAAGTCAAGTCTCTCTTTTAACTCATCATAAGTTTTAAAGTTCTCTTCCGATGTGAACTCGTTAAGAGGATATTGTGACTTCCAAACTTTTTCAAGTTCTTGGTCTGTTTCAAGAAGTTGTGAAGTTTTTTCAAATTCACTCTTATCATAATTTTGAAAACCTTCTACTTTACGAATCTTCAATTTGAAGTTCGCACCTTCCCAAAGGTCAAATGGGTTTACAGGATTTTCATCCTCAAACTCAGGATTCATCAAGTCATTGACTTTATCAAAAATCTTTTTTCCGAATTTATACAGAAAAACTTTACCTTCATTCTGAGGATTTTTAGGGTCAGAAACCACATAGATGTTACTCATGTAATTCAATCTACGTTTTTGCTTACGAGCAATTTCCTTGTTTGCTTCGACACCTGAATTCCAGAGTGATGTATTATATTCTGAAACTGGGTCTTTCTTACCCAAAGTAGTCAAAGAATTTTCAATGTACCAAAGACCTGTTGGTCCTTGAAAACCATGATTGAAAACTCTTGCCCATGGAATGTCTTCTCCATCAACTGGAGGGAGAAAACGAATCACGGCATAACCGTTTCCAGACTTATCTACTTCTGGTTTCCAGAATCTATCATCCGTATAATTTTTAGTGTCTTGTGGACTTTCAATCTTCTCAATTTCTTTATTGAGTTTTTTCATGAAGTCGTTGCGGGATTTTTTAAGTGAGGATAGTGAAGACATATATTCCTTTCATATATCGTTGTATTACGTTGTATTTTGTTTTATTTTGTCTCGTAATAATTTACGAAACTTTTTCTTATCCACCTCCAAGAATGGAGAATACTTCAGAACTTTACTTTTATATCGAGGCCAGACAATTTTTTCTCTTATCTGTTTGTCCCAATCAGAAATAAAATTCGTCAACAAATTCAGTATAGAGAACGTTTCTATACTGATGTATTTAGCAATTGCCAACTTTAGCAACATAGGATGCTCATTGCCAACTACTTTAAACCAGTTTTCAAACTCATCTTTTTCAAGTAGCTTTTCAATGTCTTCATTAAAAAAATAAGTCAATGCTTGTATTCTTTTTTGCCAATCTTTATATCTCAATTCGGCTTGTGGGTCGAGAGCTTCTCCAATCCACAAGTTTTCATCGTCAATGAAATTAGCAACAAAAAATTTTGCAATTTCTTCATCTTTATAATTTTTAGACAATCTTACAAAAAAGAACTGGTCATTTCTTTTTTTGAAAGTTTCATACGAAACTTTCCTATTTCGACCTTTGAAGTAATCAAACTTCTCAGTACGAAAATGTGTTTTGATTGCCACATATTCTTTGTAACAATCGAAAGGTTCCATTTTTATCATATACCAGGTATTGTAGCAGTTTTTGGGAGAAAATGCAAGTTGATAGCCTCTTCTCTTACTTTCTGTTTTAAAACTCCTTGTACTAATTTACCTGCCGTTTCTGGTTCCATTTTTGTTTCTTGACAATAATAGCTTATAGCATCTAAATATGTCATTCTTTTATTCATTACGATATCTTCGATAATTTCTGTAAAATCTTGAGGTTTTATTGTTTTTAACAAAAACTCTCCTTTAATTAATTGTATCAAATAATCATTCATTTGTCAATTCTTGTATCACGTTATCCACTGCATCACAAACCGATTCCACCGAAATGTTTTTTGTACATTCAAACATTCTATCAGTTCCTTCATGGTCAGGACACCATGTCCAATTTGATGGGTCAAGTTTCACACGATTATAACAACCATGACACACATCAGTATTAATAATTCTTGTGCATTTATTTTGAAATTCGGAAAAAGGTTGACTAAATCCTGAAATAAGTATTACCTCTTTATTTAGAGCCCAAGAAATCCAGGATAATCCTGAACCTATTCCGATAAAAAATTCAGAACCTGCAATCGTTGCAATTGTCTGGTCTAATGTTCTTTCATTTCTTTTGATAGCATTTGAAGGATTTGAATTCATATGAGGTTCTTTTCCAAAATGCTCATGTTTATCGACAAAAACAACACCATAACCTTTGCTTTTTATATAATCAGTAAGTTTTTCCCAACCGCCAGGATTGTTCCAATATTTGGCCTGGGCAGTTGATTGCATCCCAATAGCAACATATGGAGTTTTTAATTCAGTTTCTTTTTCCTTTACAGTTATTTTAGTAGGTACTTCTTTCATACCTTCAACACCCAAAATACTAGCACACACATTTTGTAATGATGTATTTTTACAATCAATGGGATTAAATTGGCCTTCTTCCAACCAAGGTATTCTATACTGTATTTCGAAATCATCAAAACCTGTATTCGGCTCGATGAATTTTATATCAAGGTACTCTTTTTCAAATAAATCATTAAAAAACGTAGCACATGTCACATGTTTTACATTATATGTTTTTCTAAATTCATCTACGGCCGAAACCCACGCAACATTATCACCGATAGATTTAGAATCAAAATAAACATGTGTTTTTCTACTCGTTATTTCTTCTGTCAAATCATATTCAAAAATTATTTCACCATTCTCTATGCGTTCCACATATATTAGCCAAGGAATAAAATATTTTTCAGATACGGCCGCCCAATGATTGTTTCTAAGTTGTGTAGAAAATTTTATTTCTCCTGTGTTTTTATTTTTAAATACTACGTTATATTCTTCACCGTCTTGACATATTAATGTTGCTATAGGATTACCTTCTTTCAAATTTATTTCCAAACAAACATCTATCTTTTGCTCATAATGTTCTGGTTGCTCAGTCTTTTCAACAACATTTTCATACGTGTCTTCCAACCTATCTTTCATAGTGACAGGCACATTATTTCTCAATGAAACAAATTCATCATATAAACGCTTGTTAATCTCATAACATTTATCCCAAGTTTTATCTAAAGTAAAATCATTTGCAATGCCGCTAATAAGTTCATATGAATTATCTTTTAAAATTTTTCTAATATTTTCAATGATAGAATTTTTAGTTTTTTCGATAGATAATAAACCAGGTATTGATTTTTCACCAGTTACAGACAAACATACCATGCCTGTTGACATAGCATTTAATGTATCAGAAGTTAAATAATTATCATTTAAGTTTATGAAAAAATGATTTTCATTATATAAATCATTTAATTGATTATCGGTTACTTCTCTTAAATGAGAGACCGTATCATGTTCAGTATCAAAATTACCTAGTATTTCAATCAAAGATTTGTATTGACTAGAATTTTCATCTGCTTCTGGAGTCACAATTATGACCGGTAAATGCATCTCTCTCGCCACTAATAAGGATAAATGGGCCGATGATTTAGACAGGTTCCTCTCGACACATATTAATTTTGGAGTATTAGGGAATCTAAAAACAGTATTTCTTTCAGATTTGTTATAGTAAACTTCTTTATATGTTCCGATACTCAAATGATGAAAATCGTTTTTGGTGTTGTCAGTTCTTTTGCTCGATACATTTAATAAAGATTTAGATAATAAATCTTCATGCAATTCATCATGTTCATGAACAAAATTCATAAAAGGTATATACATTTGTTGAAGTTTATCATTTAAAAAAGAATCGTGATTTATAATTACATCATATTTTTCTAAATCTGTTTGAGTAATGTCGTAATATTTCTTTAAAATGACATCATTGCCAGCCCTTGATTCTGCCATCATCAATTCTTCTATTATTTTATTTTTAGAATTATTAGTATTTTCTGGTTCTACGTGTAAAAAATTATAATTATTCTTTATTTCTTTTGGTTTTATATTATCAGTCTTTGTCTCTATTTGATGTTCTATCACATTCTCGACATTAACCGTTTTATCGAAAGAGGCAAAAAATCTATTTTTTTGAATATTGAAAAAATGATGATATCCTTCGGCAGTTAACATTTGGCATAATGTTTGTAAATAATCTTTATTCGTTTTATTATTGTGCATTAAATGTGTATTACTGCAAAAAACTGTTACATTTGATGTATTTTTAATTTTAGAAATTAATTTCATTATATCTTCAGGTTCATTCTGTATATCCATATTTAAAATATAATATTCGGAACCAGAATATTTATCAAAGTGTAATGTATGCTCATGAAATAAAATTTTAGATTTTACTTTTTGTTCATCTGATAGATTAAAGTTTAAAAAAGAAATATTTTTATTTTCAGTTTCATAATTTAATTTATTAGTATAAACAGATTCAGCCAATTCAAATATATCATCAAAATATTTTATATTTCTAGGCCGCTCTAATATCAAATTTTTTCTTCGTTCTCTGGCGTCTTCTATTAATTTTACTTCACCTCTAATGTTCCATTTAGTGAATTGTTCACTACCTACTCTTCTACGAATAAGATAAGTAGTTCTAGGTATAGTCATCCATTTTCCATACTCTTCTGCCACTAAACACCATTGACCATCATTTGAAGAACAGGCCTCTCCATCTTCATGAACTGGAAATTTTAATCGAGAGTCATTTTTTATCACACGTAAACAACCAAATATATCTGTTCTGAATGGTGTTAATTTTTCAAATCCTTCCAAAAAAGAATCGTTATCAGTTGAAATATAAACATTTTCTACAAAATTATTGATAAATTCATCTTTATTCTTCGGCAAATTATCAGAAAATTTATTAGCATAAAAGTGTAAAAAATATAAATCTGGAAATTTACCAAAATAATAATTTATATGTTTCAAAGTATTTGGTAATATTCTATCATCAGAATCTAAATGAGCAAAAACATCTCCAGTTGCGGCAATTTGTGGATTCCACCAATATTGTTTTTTAAACTCCGCTTTCAAACTTCTAATTCTACCATCTCTTTTTACAACTTCAGAAATAATTTCTTGCGTATTATCTTCAGAAAAATCATCTATTAATATCCATTCCCAATTTTTATAATTTTGTGATAATATAGAATCACAAGTCTCATGTAAATACGGACCGCAATTATAACATGATGTTACAATAGATATTTTAATTTCACTCATATCAAAGACTTTCTTTTAATTGTTTTATTTTTTCTTCCGATAATCCAGTTGTACCGTCTTTATAATTTTTATCCAAATAAGAATCACCTGAACATTGAATAGATAACGGTTCTTTCAATATGCAACCATGACCGTGCCACATAACATTGTTGTTTAACCATAAATCAAAAGTATCCCATCCTGTATTATTCAATTGTTGCACGAAAAAATCTTTTTCATATGTAGGAATCATATAAAAATGTGCTTCGGACATTCTGTTTGTTGTTCCTAGATAATCATTAAATTCTGTATGAGGTTGACCAAGAATTCTTTTCGCCATATTCATTATTTTCATATTATTATACCTCATATCATCAAATCTGTCTAGTATTATTTTATAAACTTTTTCATAAGATTCAATTAATATGGCATCACATTCACAAAAAATAATACCATCATATTCATCACTTAAATGTTCTTCTATTGCAGTTTTATGAGCAAGAAAATTACCATAATGAGCTGGAGACAATTTATATTCGCCAGGCTCTATTTGTACCACATCTGGTCTAGCACAGGTTTCAATAGGAGGTAACTCGGTATAAAGTTCATTTATCATTTGAACATATTCAAAACCTGAATATTCAGAAAATTCTTTCAATTGCCTGATAGATTCTTTTTCACGAACTCCTTCAACATCAACTAACATATGTACCATTTTTATTTTTGGAATTCTTTTAGCAAAAAGATTTCCACACTCTCCATTTAATATTTTTTGCTCATAATCAACATCAAATTCACATTCTTTAAGCCTATTAATCAATCCCAATGACCTCGTTTTTCTAGAGGCTAAATCATTATTTTCATGAAAATCGTGAACTTCCATTACAATTTTTCTAACTTTACGTTTTAAAAAATCATCACTAATTGTAGGCAATATATCCCACTCAGAACCCTCACAATCTAATTTCAGAATATCAATTCTATCAACAGAATAATTTTTAATAAAAGAATTGAAATCTATTGTTTTAACATTTTCTCTAACCTTTATGCCCATATTAACATCATTAGATTCATCTGTGTTATAACTCTCATAAAAAGAGTGAACCGCACTAGAGCCAACATGAATGAATTCTTTTTCTCCATTTTTATCTGACAACGCCATGTTTATTTTTGTTACATTATCATATTTTTTTAAATTTTTACACAATATATTAAATGTTTTCTTAGAAGGCTCCAAAGTATATACATGAGAAACATTATTTTTTAAACAATATACATCAAAAAAACCATAATGACCTCCTACATCAACTACAATATCGCCTTCTTTCACATCTATATTTTTATAAACTTGATGAAGAAATATTTCGTACATTGTAAACCAAGCGGAAGGGTCATCTTTTATACCATGTATATCTTTTAAACCTAAATCATTTTCAAAATCACATTCTTTTTCAAAAATAACATTGTGCCTTGTCAATAGATTTTCTTCTGATAAATTAGAAAAATATTTGTAATCTATATCATAAATTTTTATAGATAACCCACTTAAAAATTTCTTTCTAGAATTTAATACTACCCACCAAGAATTAGCAGAAATTTTTGTTCTATAAATCAATTGTTCTGTTTTTAAATCATAAACACATAACATTTTATTTTTCAATAAATCAAAAAATTTTGTACAATTTAAATTTAATTTTATACTATCTTGATTAGAGTCATATTCTAAATCAATTTTATAAAAATTATCTTGCAAATCCAATTCATTTAATATTTTTAATGCATTTATATTCAAATCTTCCGACAGATAAGTAACTTTTTCATCAAATTTATCGAGATAACTATCGGTATGATGAATCAATGTTTTCATTTTATGCGATAATGCTTCTTTTATCGATAAGGGATTAGTTTCCTTGTCGCCAGAATGACCCCTTGAAGGAAATAAAAATAAATCCATTGCCGAATAAAAATTACTAACATCGGACCTTTCTCCCCAAATAACACAATTTTCTGGCTTATTGTTAACAAGAGGTTCCCAATACAGTTTAAAATTTGGTGCAGTATTTCCTATAAAATGAAATTTGATTGGAAAATCTTTTAAGATTTTAGCATATTCAAATATTTCTGCTTGATTTTTTCTTGGCGTAAATAGCCCGACATGAACAACGTGTTTAAAATTATTATCCAGTTTTAAAGCACTAAATGATTTAGATTTATTAATTTCAGGTTTTTCGATTGGATATTCAATCACACATGATGGTATATTTAATTCTTTGAAATTTATAAGTTGATTGTCGCTACAGAACAAAAATTTATCTGGAAAAAACTTTTTATCGCTATGATGAAAAGATGAATCATGTGACGTTTCAAAAATTTTGTAACTTCTATCATTAGAATAAACTTTTTTTGCCAAATGGTCATGCATAAAAAATTCTGGCATTTCAACAAAATGAATGATATCAGGATTCCATAAATTAATATAGGTTATAAGTTCATTTTTGTCATCATATAAAGTTTTGTGTTTATCGCCTAATATTTTGATTATTTTATTTTTTTGAACTCTATAATGCCCGTGGTCGCTGTATTCGATGACATATATATCATATACAGAAGATAAAAATTCTATTTTTTTTAGTAAATATTGGGGAGCCCCACCTGTGGATAAATGTGGAGTAATATATAATAATTTCTTCATAAAATATAGTTATTTCAAGTTCATAAATAATACAGTAATATTTAGTATATCACTTTAAACCCTTTTTGTCAATGTGGATTAATAATGCCTGCACAAGCTTTTTATAAAGGTTCTTTTTTCAATTCTCCTATATTTTATGATAGAGTGTTAAATGGGTTAAAAAAAGTAGATGATATCGCATTGGAAAGAATAAGTTTTTTAATTCGTTATCTATATTCCCAAGAAATAAAAAGATATCATTACTATGAAAAATATCCTAACTTGATACCTTCGGGCAAAACTTTAGCCGATTATATTGTATCCGGTGCCTTATCGGCCACTAAAACCGCAGGAGATGGAAAAATAAATATAGGTTTTGTAACCGATTCCGTTAGAGACTTTGGAATATCGGTTTCTCCTGATAACGACAATTTGGCACCTCCTCCTGGTGCTGACATATCAAGAATACCATTTCCTGGGTTAGTTTTTTCAACGACAAATACAAATTTATATCAATACTCTGTTATACCGTCTCAAATACTAAAAAGTAACTTAAATTCTAGTAGTTATTTCGTATACGATGATAGTTATTTTAGTGGCTCTTTAAGAATTTCTGGAGGTAGAAGAGAGCAAGATTTAACCCATACTATAGTTTTCGATTCAATAAATCAATTAGATAAAGGTGATGGTTTAGGCTCCTATTTTATAGCATCTTCAAATGACCTAGACCCTAATACGGGTCAACCATCCACTGCAGGTGACCCAGGTACCTGGTTCGACTGTGGAAGTTTTTTTCAAGATACCCTTTTTGACCCACAAAATTCTCTTGTGTATCCAACTAATAGTTTTCAACAGGTATCAATTGATTATAATTTATGGGTAAAAACAGATTTAGACAATGTTACTTTCTCTTTTCCTAGTAGCATAAAAGGGTTTTTAAACCACGATTCGAATTTAGATAATGCAGGAGCATTGCAAGAGTTTTATCCTGATTTTTCGATATCTGAAGTTTATTTCAATAATTCATCAGGCGCTGATACTCTTCATCTAGCCCCTTCTCTTTATAAAGATGTTTTACTACCAATATTTCGTAGATACTATCCAATATATACTTTAGGCACAACAGACCCAGGAGTGCGTAATAGAAAAGGTAGGATTTTTGACAATTACTATGAAAAATCTGAATCTATGGTCGTGTTAAATAATAGCGTGTATACAAAAATAGCGGAACCAAAATTTCAAGACGAATTAGGAAATTTTTATGGGTCAAATCAAAATTATCTTAGAATTAAAAATACATATTTTTTAAAAACGGATATACTTTTTACATGACTTATCTGAGAGAAGAAAGACCAAAATTAGCTTCATCTAGAAGACCTTTATTTTACAGTAATAGCGGTAATGACCAATTATTGGCACAAACAATTCTTAGAGAACTGCCAGATAAATCATTAGAATGGTTTAGTTACATTTTAAGAAAAAAATGGGCGGCTGAATTTATTGATGGTTTAAACACTCAAGTACCTGGACATATTAAGGTTGTCATAACAAGTATTAATACAGATGGCTCTTTCAACCCTCTCTCTATAGGAGATTATGATTCATTGTACACAAATTTAGCATATTCTGCATGGAGTGAAGGCGTAGGAGGTTTGGCGAATAAAGAAAGAATCAAATTAGTTAATACCGTTCATGGAAATAATTGGAGTCCTGGAAATGATACGCCATCACTCACTCCTGACTTACAATATGTAACATCTAGTACTGGATACACTTATTGGAGATTAGACAATAATAATCCTGTTGTGAGAACGACATCAGATTTTGCCGAATATGGTTACGTCACAACATATGAAAACGAAAGAGTTTCAGGAACTGAAGTATATTTGGTCGCTGAGGAATTCACATCCGGTATGACTAACGGAGTTGATAAAATCAAACTTGAGACAGGAACAATTGTAAATGACACATCATTAGGTGACCAACATAAATTGATATTGTCCGCACAAAACAAAACCATTAATTTAAAACAGATAGGTACCGGAAGGTCGCTCAATCTATCGCATCAGGGTGTCGCCTATGATACAACATATAATGCAGGGAATGCCGCAGAAGAAGATGTAGTAGATTTATTATTCAATGACATAGAATTAAGAATAAGAGAAAATGATATTGGAGCAGTAAGAATTGCTAACCATTTACATGGTCCGGGAAACGATATAGACAATATATTATTAAAAAGAGACGGTGAATATTACGATTTTGATATTTTTGATTGGCACGATATGGGCTTAATATTTGAAGATACGAGAATTAATGCTGAAACAGGAAACAGTCCTAATCAAATATATAATCAATACAACATGTACGTAAATAAAGATTACGATAGTGGTTATTCAAAAGCACCAATTCAACCAACATATAATGGAGCACAAATTAAATTATTATCAGCTCATTTCGGAACTGATATAACCGATGGAAGAAGATTGAAAGAGCAAGAACTAGATATTGCTGATAATTTTATTGCAAATTTTTTATATAAAATTTTTCTAAGACGATATCCTGTTTATGATTTTACAAATTCTCAGAATCCAGGAAACGGTTATACATGGATGGGAACTATTACAGATACTTATTTTAGTTCACAAGAAGTGACAATTTATGGAGGCGGTTCTTCTCCTCCATCTCACTTTGCTCCCTATACCAGAACAACAAAAACATTGGCCGATTCAAACAATGTTACAACATCAGAGAGTTTTTTTCAATTTGTAGGACTACGTGGACAGGCAAATGTGAAAGTTAGAAACCCTACCTTATAGGAGATTTAAAAAAATGGAAGATAATACAAATGTGATACCTGATTTTGAAAAACATAATGAAAATGAAATCATAATTTCCGATACGATAGAGCCAGAAATCGATGAAAGAATGATTGAACATGAAAAAATGATTGAGGAGCATAATAAGAAAAGAGAAGAATTACTAGAAAGAATGACGATTACTGGTGCATATTATCCATCCGTCAGTAATAGAGTTTCATTTTTTGTGGAGTATTTTTTAGATGCTGAAATAAATGAACCGAAAAAAGAATTAGTTTCAACATTAACTAAAAGTGATATGCTAGATAGAGTATTAAAAACAGTCACTTTTGATGATATATTAGAAAACACAAAAAAACGAGAAGAACTAATTACCAAAATGAATCAAGAATTTTTAGAATTTACGGAATGGAAAAAAGATGGAACGATAACTTCGAATTCTGAAAATGAAAAAAATTATTATTCTTTGGAGAAATTAGAAAATTTAGAAACAGAGTCATTATTTAAATTAAAATTAGAAATTTTCGAACAAGAAATAGTTCAAAATAGTGAAGATAGAGAACTTAGGTCGAGTATTAGAAAATCAAAAAATGTTGTGGAATTATTACACTACTATTGGGAAATACAACAAGAAAAAGTTAATGAAACCGAGTAAATTTTTTTATTACGGTATCATCAAATTTATCATCCATAAAATGAACTATTTTTATCTCCGGATTAAATTCGTAACCCATGCAGGCCCAATCTTCTGGATATAATTTATTTAACCATAATAAATGTTCTGTTGACATGTCATCTTCCATTCGACAAAACCATTTTTCAGGTAAATATTTTAATTTTAATTTTTTATTAACCATGTGTTCAATAAAAAATTGTTCACCGTTAACAGGGCCATGAGTTATACCCAATTTAATATAATATTCTTCCCAAAATTCTTTTCTAGAAATAAATTCATCATAAATATATTTACAATCTTCGGGATAATATTTTTGAAATCCTCCGTTTAACGTGCTATTAATGCCATTACTATCTCTCCACCATGATTTGGCGGTTAAAAATTCTCCTCTTTTTATAGGATATTCTATCGCTTTCATATAATCATTAATGAAAAGCATATCTATATCAATAGTTAAAATTGGACCCTCTATATCAGAATTCATAAGATGAAGACGATTCCATTGCAATTTAAATCCATCTTTTTCCTCACGAATCCAAGTCACATTTGGTATTTTTGAATTTATGTAATCTTCAACATCTTGACCATATTTTTCGCCTATTCTAATAGCAAATACTTTTGTACCCATTTCAATTCTCTCATATTTTTATATTCGTCATGATTAAATAAGCATATAGGATAATCTTTATATGTTTTATCCCACCACCATGACCAACAGACTTTATCATAAGTTTCATAATCTATTTCTTTATAAATGTATTCATCTATACCTCTATAATATTTCACTCTACTATAATCTTCATCCTCATAAAATTTATCATATATGTGAGATTGGTCACCTTTCCATGAAATTATAGAAGAATTTAAGGGAGTATGAAGTTTTTTTCTCCACCAAGCATATAATAACGTAAAATTTTCCTTCAATAAATTACTAATATCTCCTTTAATAATTATATCTAAATCAAAATATAAATATTGCACATCATCAGTGCATTCTTTGAACATTTTCAATTTATCATAATAACTGCCTTCGCCCTCTCTTATAATATGCACCTTATCATATTCCAATTTACCGTATTCACAAATCATATACAATATATTATCGACATACCACTCATCATATTTTTCTCCTGTACATACTAAAATTATCGTTACCATCTTCCAATTACCATAAATCTGTCATATAAAGGTAAAGACTGTTTTCCCTTAAAATAAACTTCTTTTAATTGATTTTTTTCCACAAGTTCATCTTCATCATTAACACAATTAATGTGGTCATTTAATTCAAAATAATTATTTGATTGAATGACTAGTAAAGGAGTAACTGGATAATCTTTATAATGAGATTTTAAATTCAACATATCAGGCATATGTTCTGATGAAGTATTAATGACAATATGCCTTCTTCTCCAATCTTTTCTTTCAAATGCATCATTAAACTGTACCATTCTAAAATTAAAATCAAAATGATTTATATACTGAGTCGCTACTCTATGACAATTATCATCCAAATCATACAAATCCACCTGTTTAATTTTAAATTTACTACTAATCATTTCCACTAAAGGAAAAGAAAACCATGAACCGATAATATCAATATGTAACGGCCCATATTCAGACATTCTTATTTTAGATAATTCAGTAATCAACCATTTTTTAGAATCATATTGACCCTGGGAAATAGAGTCCTCAAAACTATTAAGATAATCAGGTAAATTATTTTTAACCCATAATCCAACCCAATAATATACAGATTCTTTAATTTTATTAGTACAATTTCTAAATTCAGAAATTTGTTCCATATACGTAATAATGATTATAATTTTTATTTAAATTTTTTACTACTTGACAATCAAAAATTTCAGTTATTTCATTATCGTCAATTAATTTTTCAACAGATTCAATAGGGTTACAATCTCCATTATGGTTTTTATCATCTCCTCTTAAAATAAAAACACCTTTATGTAAACGTCCTACCGGATAAGTTTTTTCACAATTATAATGTATAACACATTCTTTTAATTTTATGTTGTCAAAAACAAAATCGTTGCAAATTACATTTGGCATATCTTTAAAATTAATATCATAATTTATATTATCAACGATAATTCCTAATTTTTTAATCATATTTACTATTTTAAAGTTAGGACAACATAATATGGACACCTCATCATGTTCTATAACCCAATCGAATAATTTTTCCATAAGTCTGCCACTGAAGATTCGTGTAACTCATAATGTTTTACATCTATCATGTTTTTATTATTATATAAATGTGAAGTATTAAACAGTGATATTTTATTTTTTAAAATATATTCTTCTTTGTTATAATTTGAAAATATTCCATCTTCCCATAATTCAATTCTATTATTTCTAAAATGTTGATAAAAAAGATACTTATCAAGGCTTTTATATGTCCATTCTATTTTTTTCCAATTTTTATGTGTATATTCTAAAAGCCAAGATGCGGTACCTTTGTCCCAAGCAACAAATGATGAGTTAGTGTGACAAGAAACTCCACGACCAAAATTAAACAAACTCATTCTTTCATAATCATTCCAATAGTTCCATATGAAAGTTATATTATTGTGCGGCCTTGTAATTAAATCAGTAACATCTTTATGAATTAGTAAATCTAAATCTATCCATAAATTTTTATCAAATTCATCTTTATCAATCAACATTAATTTTTCGTAGGTAAAAACCATTTTTGTGTTATATGGCCTCAATTCTTCTATGTCCTTTAGTTCAATTCGTGAAGAAATACCATCAACATTATCCGTATAACACACAAAATGAAAAGGCTCACGACAATGTTTTAATAATCCGCCATAAGCTCTATTGACATACTCCGGTCCATATAATGCTCCCCATTTAAGACAATTTATTTTTATTCTATTCATATATGAAAAGAGGTTCAACCGGTCTATCTTCTTCAGCAACATCATCATACGGCTCATCAGCAAACCAAGATTTATCGGGTTCATTAAACATAATAACATCATAAACAAATTTACCAAATTTTGCATTTTGTTCTGTAGTCATATGATTATCTAAAACAGAACCATCACCACGACCCACCATATGTCCTATAGGAATCTTTACATAATCAAAATTATCAGTATCTAACGATTCAAAATTTAAATAATTTAATAATTTAGTTGATTCAATATCAAAATCTTTATAATGCGATAGATAATGTTCTAAACTAAAACAAGTAAATACGACAAATCTTATCCTTTTAAATTGTTGCGAAATTAAATGAAGAAAAGTTATATTTTTTATATTTTCATATAAAAACATAGGACCTAATGTTTGTGCTATAACTCTTATTTCAGATATGTAATCATTTAAATATGATTGGTCGCCCATCATATCTAATGTTTCTTCTGAAACTGTTGGTCCTGGCTGATATGGATGTTGCCAAGATTCCTCCAATAATCTAAATACACCACCTGTATGCTGTTTGTCTTTTAGAAAAGGAAATTCTAATCTTTTTTGGTCTGATAATAAAAAAACTATAGTATCAAAATTTTTTATTTCATCATTTTCTAAATGATTGACAAGTTTTCTTAATGACCAATTAGGACCAGTTCCGCCTTTTGCATTTACGATTAAATTTTCTTTTTTTAAATCAGATAAAACTATTGGCCAAGTTTTATTATTATAAAATTCTGCGCCAAAGCTATCTCCGTATATGTGTATTGTCATTTCCACTGGTCCTCAAAAACGTCAAAACCTATTCCACATTTTTCTGCACATACTTTTGATTTGCCTTGAGAACAACTTGCTAGACCCCAAGACTTTTCTATATTTTTAAAAAAATTACCATCAATAATTTTACGTAATGGAGTATGTAATGCATTTATACTTTTTATATCATCAATATAAGACCACATTTGATTTTTTCCTATTTCTTCATATGTCTTATATAATTTACCAGCGGTCCAACAACAGGGAGTTACGAGACCCTCCGCCGAAATATAAATTTCTTTCGAATCTATTGATTTACATTTTATTTTAGTATCATTTAAATAAGAATCAAAATCACCATATTTTTGTATTAAATTATCATAATCATTTACACTTTTATTTTGATATTTTTTATTTATAGGAGGTCTTATTTCATTGCCTTTAGTTGTTTCCTTTTTACTTATTTTATTTCCTTTAAATGACTGCACCCATCTTCCAGTTTTCTTTTTTATAAATTTTAATCCAAACAACTTCGCCATTTGTTCCGCCTCTTCTACTTGATGTTCATTATGTTTGAATATTAGAAAAGTCCAAATACCCTTTCCTCCTGCTTGAGTATAAACGTCCATTGAATTTTCTACTTTTTTCCAATCTACATTTACCCTATACAAATGATTTGTATCTTCTAATCCATCTACTGAAAACGTTACTCTACCATTTTTACCAAATACTTTTGCAAGTTCTCTCCACCAATCATCTGTTCGGCCACCTGCATTTGTGGTCATATGTAAATAAAGTTTATTATTATTGTATCTTAGCCACTTATACATGTCAAGAGTATCTTTTGCAACCATTGGGTCTCCGTGATTACCACACATAAGAAAACTGTTTAATTGTTTTACAAAGTCTGAATCTATAATTTGTCTGAATTGTTCAGCCGATAATTCAGCGTTTTTTATATGAGGATTATTTGTTCTATCACACATGGTACACAACGCCTGACATCGTTGAGTGGGCTCAAAATGAACGTGACTTATTTCATAGTGCTTATACATCTGTGCCTTAACTCGAATAAACAGTCTTCAAAATCTGAGGAACAATAATGTCCTTGTTGATTAATCTCTCTAACCCAATCAGAATTCCGACTAAAAGCAATAGTAGGTATTTTCATTGCTCTCGATAGGTGGGTCCACATACCTTCACAGGCAAAAAGAAATTTACTTCTTGATAATAGTTTTACATTTTCTGAGAAGTTGAAATGTTCTAACATTTGGTTATTGAACGATTCCTTATCAATCAAATATTTAAACTTATCATAATCAGTTTTTGTAATTTGTTTTTCTGACAAACTATTTTTAGTATATAGCATCCAACAAAAAATATTTTGCTCGTTTCTAATAAAATTTATTGGCCAATATTCTCCTTTTTCTAATTTTTCATGTCGAATGTCTGTAAAATTTTCTATTTTATTATTCATATCATGAATCGAATTTAAACTGTTCAAAGATTTATCTTTCAAAACAAAAATTGGAATATCAAAATCAGGGCGTTTAAAATGAAAAAAATCCGTAAGGCTATATAAATTTATTATATTATCGATAAAAGTATGATGGTTATTGTTTGTAATCAAATATATTTCTGAACGACTTCTAGAGTGATAATTATGTAATAAGATGTCAGAAAGTATTGAAAATTTATCACCTAATCCTCCTGATTTCAAAGGAAAATAATAACTATTCATCAGGAAATCTTTCATATAACTCAATATACCACATTATTACATTTTTGTAAAATTGCACGCTATCATGGTCGGCTTTAAATTTTTTTATTTGACTATTAGAGGCGCTAACTGGATGGTCTGATAAAATTTTACCTGATATTATTTGCAATTCTCTTATTGAATAATCATTTAAAATATTGTCATTCATAAATAAATTTTCTATTATTTTTTTCCGTATGAACAAAGTTCATAGGTTTATCGATGATATTTTTTTTAAATTCAGGCAAGTGTTCATTATAATCTATAATTCCTTTGATAATTTCACGCATTACTGAATGATTTTGAGTTGACATATGATTGACTCTATCATCCTTTATCATATATTCTTCCTGCACTGCCTGTTTTTTATTTTTCCATTCATCATCAGACACTTCTGATAAATTTTTTTCATATAAATAAAAATAATCTGTGTTTTCATATTTTTTTACAAAATCGTTTTTGGAAAAAACTATTACCCTGCATTTTTTATCATGAGATATATTTTTTAAATATCCTAAAAAAAGTTTTTCTAATAATTCAATAGAAAAAATTTTAAAAAAATTATCATAAAAAAAATCTATTTCTGTTTCATTTAAAAGATAAAATGCTTTTAATTTATTATGGTGTTTAAAACTTTGGTCATCAAATAAAGAACTTTTTTTTGTTATCGGTGAATAAAAAATATTACTCGTATGCGTTTTTATTTCTTCTGGGGAGCAAAAATCTATTCTATCAAAATCGGAGAGAAAAAATAATATAATATCATTTTCTTTTAATTCATCATGTCGTAATTGTAATTTGAACATCGCATCATAGGGACTGGAACCTGATAATGCTAAATTTTCATAAATATATTTTCTTTCAAATTCTTTTTTTATTTTCATCGGCCATCTATATTGATGATTTTTTTGCCATTCATCATTTTCTTCGACTGATGGATGAGGATATTTGTACTCATCCGCATAACTATCTCCATAAATTAAAAATTTATTCATAATATTTTTCAAATTCTGGCCATTCAGTCAATAAACTTGTTTCATGTATTACATCATATTTTTTTAAAAATTTTATACCCAATTTAAAATGTTCTACATTTTTTATTTTAGAATTATATAGAATATGATACTCTCCTCTACTACTATACAATTTAACTATTTCTTCTGGCAGATTATTTATTTGAAAATAAAAAGGTTCTACTAATACATTAAAAAAACTTGGTTTTTTATTAAATTTAGAGCAATATTCTATTATCTCTCTTTGATATCCAACATTCAATATCGATAAAGTCACACAAAAATTCATATTAAAATAATTTTTCAATTGTTCTATATTTGAATTTTTTTCTTTGAATATAGTTCCTCTTCTAATATATTCATCTTTTGATTCAACGCCATCAATTGAAACATTAATTGTAAAAGTTTTAAATTTATCAAAATATTTTTTAAAATTTTTAGGTAATTTTGTCAAATTTGAAAAAACGGTAATTTTTAAATCATGGGAAAATTTATTTTCTATTAACCACTGCAAAAAATAATAAAAATTATCATTTAAAAAAGGTTCACCTCCTGATATTATTATATTGCGTATATTTTTTATCAATAATTTTAATTCACTATAAAAAGTATCATCAAAATTATAATTTAATTTTTCAAGGTCTTGAGAAAATTCAT